TAAAAACAATAAATATTTTGATACAATTAATATCACAATATATAGAGTTGGTAAAGACAACGATGATGAAGATGAAGATGATTATACGAGAGTTGTAGAATCTAAGCGCCAAACACGTCATACAATGAGTGGTACTCCTATGTATATATTTTTTAACTACACAGTATTGTTAAATTTCAATATAAAAAAATATGATAATAATGTTTTTTATAATTTCGAGGATCATATACCAGAATTTGAAAAATTCAAGAAAAAATTTTTAGAAATTGACCATTTTAAAGAAGATGTTAATACTAAAATGTATTTAGAACAATATATGGATGGATTTGTTATAACAAATCGTGTACGTACTAATGTTTTGAAAAAGAAAAAAATTAACTATATTGGAATTAAATTTAAAGCAGATGTTGATAATAAGGCTATCAACTCAAACTTTACCAAATATATTATAAATAAGGAAGCTAAGAATTTTAAAGATTTAATATGTAATTATTATAACGATTATTTGAAGGAAAATTTAAGACCTAATTGTTGTTTTTTGACATGTATTATCAATAGGTTTTATGATAAATTTGAGGATAAGCTACCTAGAGGAAGAAGAAGACACCCCGAATTAACTTATGAATTTTTATGTGATTTTTTGAAAATAAGAAATAAACCCCGCGATATTGCTTGTTCAGTGAAAGATGTAATGCCATTTTTCGAACATTATAAACTTGGATTATACTTATATGATGAATACCAATCGTTAATATATAAGTATGAACCACCAATTAAGGATAAACACTATTCAATATTAAATGTTATCGCAAAAGGAAAACATTTATATTTAGTCAATAACAAAGTTAAAACATTGTCTAAGGACATTATTGATGATAACAATGATATTAAGGATCTATTCGTGAGTAATAAATTTAAATTATTTGAAGGTGATGAGGAGACGATATATACTCATATGATAGATGGATTAGATGACATTATTAAATACATAAAACAATATGGTGATGATGAGGATGACGATAAGATTAAGGTAAAATTGATTGTTAATAATAATTTAGGGTTATCAAATATTTTAGTGGATATATTCAAGTCAGGTTATGTACCTAAGGTTTTTTTCAATAATGTGATATATATGATTACAATGAATATACAGAATTTATATATAAGTATTGAAACACCGGATATTTCAACACAAGGAGAGAGAATGCTAACTATTGAAAATATTGATGAATATAATGAATTTAAGAATGCTGAAAAAGCATTTTATGGTGATATATTGAAAGAACAATATATATCAACATACCACCATTCCATTATTGAGATTGAGGATAAATACAAAATAGCACCTGAATGTGGATATATAAACGAAAAAGTTAATGATACAGTAAATGGCTTAGACATGGTAAAGTGTTATAGCACACATTTAATGAATATTAAAACTATACCTATTTTTGGATATTTTGATGTATATAGAGAATATGATAATCATGAAATTGAGGATTATACATATTACATTATTAAAATTACTAATAATACGAATAATGTTGAAATTATTTTTAGAGAGAAATATAGCCGTATTTATGGATTTGTGTTAAAGGATATTGATTTTGAGTATGAGATTTTACATTTTAGACGACCGAGTCAAGTGATAAATGTTGATTTTAAAACACCGGTTGAAAATGTTTATAATAACCCAAAGCTCAAAAAGAACATCAAAAAATACATTGTTAATAAGCTTACTGGTGTTTTAGAGAAAAAGAAAAATACAAAGGGATTAACAAAGTTTTTTGACAATTTGAGTCATGCTTATTATTACAAGGAGAAATATGGGGGAAGTATTTTACCAGTTTGTAAAGAAATCACGGATACTGACGAGAAATATTTTGAAAACTTGGATGGTGTAGAAGCTCTTAAAATGTTAGATAAGTTACAAAAACCACATTTTTATTTGGTAAATATTAATAATAGCGAAAGATTGACGAATGGTTTTACATCAATAAAGGATATTATATATTGTCGTCAAAAGTTATTATTATATAATCAATATCGTAAAATGGTTAAATTAGGATTAAAACCATGTGGAATTAAGACTGATTGTATATTTTATCAAGGGGACGATAAAATTGTGAAAAAGAATTTTAGTATTGGTGAGAATATTGGACAGTTTAGAATTGAAAAAAATAAGGCAAATTGCGATTTAAAATTAGAAATAATTGAAAATGATTTAATTAAACCTTATGATTATGGTAAGATTAAGGCTCATATATTTGATGATGAGTATGATACTAAAAAAATAAATGATCATCTCAGTAAATTTAAGAATGTATTTATTAAGGCTGATAACCCCGGATGCGGGAAATCAACATTAGTAAAGAATTTCGACAAGAAAACATTATTTGTTTTAACGGAAAATACTTTATGTCGTGATATCAAGAAATCTGGCATTGACAGTATTACCGCGGATAGATTATTTGGAACATTTGGTTATCAGAAAAAACCATTTGATTATTCAAAATATGAATGTATATGTTTTGATGAAATAGGTAAATATAGTTTAGATAAATTGAAACTAATTAGTGAGTTTATTTATAAAAATTCTGACAAGTATATTTATGGTGCCGGGGACTGCGACCAGATTAAACCAATTAATTACAATGGTACAATGCTATATTTACAAGAATGTATAAATATATTGTTTCCAAATCAAATTTTATTAAAAGTTAATAAGAGACAAAAGAATCCTGAAGATATTAAAAGATTAAATGACTTAAAGGATTATATTTTTAATACTGATGTATTAAATGTAAAGGATATGTGTAAAAAGTTTAGATTAAAAACAGTTTCTAAATATGACAAAGTTAAAACGACTAATAATTTAGTATATTTTAACTTTAGGGCAAGTGTAATAAATCAGATAATTCATAATAATGTGTTAAAAAATAAGGATAAATGGTTTGTGGGATTAGAAATAGTGTGTAGAAAATATTACAAGGATAAAAACATTAAATTGCAGACAAATTATACATACATAATTAAGGAAATAGGTAAAAACAAGATTGTAATTTACGATGATGTGGATGATGAGGAATATACAATTACTAATAATATTTTAGAACAACATTTTACACATACATATGCACGAACGATTGACAGTTCACAAGGTCGAACATTGACTGATAAGATGACAATTTTTGATATTGGTTTATATTTTATGAGTAGACAACATATTTGGGTAGCGTTGACAAGAAATATATCATTAGACAATGTATTTATTTATTTACATACTGAGGAAGAATGTGATAGATTCGGTAAATCGAAAATGTTGATGTATTTAAAAGAAAAAGTTAAGGGATATGAATTACAAGATAATAATGCGAATAGAGTTATAAATAAGGAAGATTATGTTGATGAAAATTTTATTTGGGAAAATCTCAATAAATGTAATTTTCAATGTCAAAATTGCAACAAAACTTTTGATATTGGAACAAATTATGGCGGATTATTTTATACTGATATTACATGTGATAGAATAGATGATAATATTTGTCATACAAAACAAAACTGTGTATTAACATGTGTAAAGTGTAATACAACAAAACTAAAAAAGGTAAAACTATAGATTATATAATTTAAATTTTTGGATTGTGTTTTAAATATTATTAATATATATAGATATTTTATAATGAGGGTTTATAAAATAGTATGTAATGTTACTAATAATGTATATATAGGGTCAACGAAAGAAAGTTTAAAAAAGCGTTTAGTTAAGCATAGTATAGCATTTAGAAAATGGCTTTTATCACCTGAAGATACATCATATTATACATCATTCAAGGTTTTAGAAAACAATAACTATTATATTGAAGAGCTTGAAAAATTACCTGATTTTTCAGAAAGAATTGAATTAAGAATACGTGAGAGGTATTGGATTGAAAATACAGATAATGTTATAAATAAAAATAGAGCATTTAGGACAAGGGAAGAGCATAAAAATGACATTAAGAATTATATGATTGTTAATGTTATAAAACTAAAAGAGTATAATAAAAAATATTACCAAAATAAAAAATCATTAAAGTTAATCAGTTAAATCAAAATTTTCTATATTTTCGATGTGATCAATAGTTTGACGGAATGGTTGTTTTTTACCATATTTTTCTTTATTATTGATATAATAGTTTTTGAAATAATCCTTATTATCTGTTTTATTATTTGATACAAAAACAACTGTATCACTATCACTATCAAAATTTTCATTATCGTTTAATATTTTATCATTAATATCTTTTTTTTTATCATCCATAAAAATATCATTATTTTTATTATATCTTTCTTTCCAAAGCCTAACACGAGATGATGCTACATTTTTATCTAAACAAGGATATTTTTCAATTTGTATAAATTCAACATTCATAAAGCCACCCTTATTATGAATAAATTTGAGTATATCATTCATATTTTCAGGGTTTGTAATGATAGAACACTTTTTTTTAAGTGAGCATTTGAGTTTATTTAAATGAGTTGTAGATGATATAAAGATTTCTTTATCATCCATATTTTTCGAACATACTTTAAATGTTAAATTGTTTGCATAATTGATTTTATTTTTTGGCATTTTAATATATTATATAGATATTATATATATTTAAAACAAATTCATATTTAAATATAGAGAGATTTATTAACACCATAAATAATAATAAGATAGATAACCAGGTGAGAATGATGAAAGTTTATCATTTTGGTGTCTAATTTGATATGCTTTACGTCTTTTTTCATCATGATGATCGTTATCAGAATAATAACCTATTTTATCTTTGTATTGGTCATATAATATATTACCAAAACTAATTTTATATATTTTATCAGTAACTGAATTATATATGTATGCATCGTATTTTTTATCTTTTTGAGTTGATGGTGCGTAAAAATCTATACCGTCAAGTCTACGATGAAACTTATAATTATCCATATAATACTATTATATATTAATAGTTATCGCTAATTTGTAGAACGATAACATAGATTGTGGTGTTGTTAAAATTTAATTAATAAATAAAAAGTGACTTTAAAATACTTGAATCCAAGGGATAGTAGATGATGTTGATAATGATGCCGCGGTGACTGGTAATGTACTTTGGCCGGTTTGAATCCAACTCATTGTTATGTTTGTATTGCTGTTGTAATATATAGACATCAGTGGTGAAGTTGGTAATAATATTGCTAGAAAATAAACAGTATTAGCGGTTAATGTTTGTGATATTGTAAATTGAATATATGTAGGTGTTGTTGCTACAACTGTGGTAAAATTAATATTATAGTTATTTGTTGTTAATCTAGTAGTTGGTTGGTAAGTACCAGTATTTGATGGTACTGTTCCTGTTGATGCGGTAAATGTTGAACTATATATACCTAAATATAGTCCACCATATGATACACTAGTTGCAGGATTACATGCTGTTCTAATAGTTGTTAATGTAGATGTTGTATTTCCTACGAAAATAGGCGTGTAATATACATATCCAGATGATAGTGTTCCAGGTGTTGATGATAATGATATGTAATATGTTTGATATGTTACTCCACTTACTGCTCCAGTTGGGCCAGTTACACCAGTCACACCAGTTGCACCTTGAACACCAGTTACACCAGTTATACCAGTTACACCAGTCACACCAATAGGTCCAGTAACACCAACTAAACCAGTAGCACCGGTAGGTCCAACCAAACCTGATGGTCCAGTAACACCAATAGGTCCAGTAACACCAACTAAACCAGTAGCACCGGTAGGTCCAACCAAACCTGATGGTCCAGTAACACCAATTAAACCAGTAGCACCGGTAGGTCCAACCAAACCTGATGGTCCAGTAACACCAATAGGTCCAGTAACACCAACTAAACCAGTAGCACCGGTAGGTCCAACCAAACCTGATGGTCCAGTAACACCAATAGGTCCAGTAACACCAATAGGTCCAGTAACACCAACTAAACCAGTAGCACCGGTAGGTCCAACCAAACCTGATGGTCCAGTAACACCAATAGGTCCAGTAACACCAATAGGTCCAGTAACACCAACTAAACCAGTAGCACCGGTAGGTCCAACCAAACCTGATGGTCCTGTTGCACCTGTTGCACCAGCAGGTATTCCTCGAATCAATGAATATAAATTTTGTACTTGTAATGATAACATTTGTGAAGATTGCGACATTATGCTATATACGTATTATATAAAATAATACATGAAAAGTTTTTTATTTAAGATTTTATATATGAAAAATCTTGAATATATTATAAAAAATTTTTAGTTAGTATACAAATTGCTTTATCATAAGTGATCTTACATTCATTTTTTACTTTAGTTAAAAATTTTTTAAAGTCACTCATTGTTGCACCACCACGTACAACCGATAACAAAAAAAACAAACAATAGCGTCCACAAGTACAAATACGTGGATCATCTATTTGATAAGGAACACGATTAACTAATATTGATATTTGGGGGGGTAATTTATCTATCAATAAAGATAAATATTTTACACTTTCACCTAATTCATCTTGTTTTTCGGGTGAAATAAATTTAAACTCTTGATCTATTCCTGCACCATATGAATCAAAATAATATATTTGGGTTATTGATTTTCTCACCATACATGTCCAATGTCCTTGATTATGTTTATTTTCTATAAGGATAACAACATAAGATAATGGTTGTGGTAATAATTCAAGAAGACTTTTATAATTGCTTAATTCATTATATTTGATTATATTTGAAAATCCATTTTTTGTAAATATTTCATCTGATACTTGATAAGATAAATCGCACATGATACAATATAATTATGTTTTAGTTTCATTAAATTTGAAAGGATTTAAATTATGGTCAATCTCATATTTTTCTTCTTGTATTTCATTTTCAATATCACGTTGAATAGAAATTAACCCATAACATATATTAACATTATAGCATTTACTCCTTAAAAAATAAATTGTTAAACCAGAACAAAACCCTAATAATAAACCAATTAAAGTTAAAATAAAAATATACTCTTCAGAACTCATATAATAATATTTTTAAAAAGTTTAATGTAATACCCAAAAAAAATATTATAAATATGAAATCAATTATATCCATCTCTCTAATCTTTCGTAATATATTTTATAATAATATGAAAGGTATTAATATTATTTTGAGTGATGAATATATTTAAGCTAGTTTTATACAATAAAAATTATTAGCAATAGCAGTAGGACTTACTGGATTAACAGTACCAGGTGTAAAACTTATTAATGTTTGTAGTTGTATAACATAACTTAAGTTTGTATAATTTGGGGGGATGCTAATTGTAAAAGTTTCTTGAATATTGTCACCTGAATTTATTAAAGATCCACCACTTTCATCAAATATAATTTTGACTCCTAAATTAGCTAAAGTAGTAGGATCATAAATCACATAAAACACTCTAATATCAGTAATATCTGCAGCTGATGTTCCAGCACCAGGATTTGAAATAGTAAAAGTTCCCGAACCATTATATATACCAGGTGGCATATCTAATCTTGCTAATTCGTATGGTACCCCACTTGTGTTAATTGTAGTAATTGGTTCTAATGCACCATTAATTGTACGTGCAATATCTCCAGAATAAATATTTCCATTAACTGACGAATAAATTGATATACTTGAAAATGACATTTATATAATTAAGTTATATAAAAAAAATACAAGATAATGTTAAATTTAACCGAACATTACATTATCAAATTCGTTATTAGCAAGATGAGCATCTGTTTGAATTGGTGGTAATACATCAACAAGTGGGCAATCTTCCCAACCTTCTTCTAAAATATCATTACAAAGGTGTTGTAGATGTCTTGCCGTTATATTAAATGTTGACACTGTATTAATAAATTGATTTAAACTTAAATGTCTCATACCCCAAGATAAAAATATTATACCATGATCAACAAAGTATCTTGTTAAAGCAGTTCTTAATTGATCAATATGAGGTCCGGTTAATGTATTTCGTCTAAAATTATCACCTATAGTAAAAAATCTTTGTAAAATCAAAATCTTATTTTCTTGTTGGGGTACTACAATATTATTACCAGATCCTTTAAAATGGTTTCTTCTTCTTCTTCTTAAACCTTTCCCTGTTTCAATATCATCTCGTTGCCATTGAATATCATCAATATCAGTAATTGGTTCATATTGGACAGATGCAGTAATAGGTATTTGAACTGTATTAAGTAATACGGGGCTTGAATCTTGGATTAAGAAATTAGCAACATCTTGCAATTTTTCAGGTGTAAGCGTGTAACAATATTTTATATTATCTTCTATATCGTTTATAGATTCTCCATATTCGTATGCTACCTCTATATTATATTGTTCAATTAAATCAGTAATAATCGTTAATAATACTCCTTCATAACATTGATCAGGATCTTCATAATTTTCATATATTACTTCTTTCAAATTTTTTAATATATTTTTTTTCAATAATAATTGTTGAGGTGTTTGATCATGTGTTCTAGCTGGTTTAAACCAATTGCCACTACCAAGTAATCTATGTCTCAAATGGTCTAATTGAGAAATTTTATGAGAGTTTAATATACCTTTTTCAGATGTGTTAATCGTTAATAATTTACCTTTTCGTTTTTGATAGGGAGTTAAGAATGATACAAGATCTTTTTTATGTCTTATATCCACTTGATTAGGGTTATCTAATGATTTAAAAGTATCAACTAAATTTGTGGGTTTATCAAGTGTATAAACCTCAGTATTAGGTTTTGCAAGATTTTGAGCCGCTAGTGCACCACGAGAATGCCCCACAGTAATAAGTTTATCACCATATTTTTTATAAGCTTTTTCTTGTATTTCTTTTCTTTTATCAAAAGTTGGTGTAAACCCTAAAGCATATTTAATATTAGAACCCCAATCAGATAAATTATTTGATCCAGTATGAGCGATTACACTTCGACCTGTTGTTGGATCTTTATATACTTGAGATAAATTATTTGATAACTCTTGATCAATTTCAAAGTTGCGGACTTTGTTATTTTTGTTTTTTTCATATGAATTATTTAATAAATCTTTTAATTCTTCGGTTGACAATTCACCACCTTTCATTTTATCATGATATGCTATTATTAATTTAATACCATCATGTAAATCCTTTGTAATGAATTTATTGAATCCAATATTTTTAATATATGATGGTGTAAGTTGTCTAAATCTATACGTCTTTTTTTTATCATCAACTTTTTTTAACTTAAATCCATGTACCAATACCCATTTTTTTGAGTTTTCTAAACTCCATTTATCCTTATCGAAAATAATACTTTGAATTTTATAATGTTTTTCCATTATAAAACTTATATATTAAAAAAATTTAAGTTTTATACCCTAATAAATCATTTAATGATGAGTTTTTAATTGGATAACCATAATCTCTATATAAGCATTGTAATAATTGTCTTACTGTTAAATCATTAAAATCTTTATTCAAAGCTATTTTTAATTTTTTTGCATTATCCGCATTATATTTAATATGATTATTATAAAAAATGTATGTTCTTTTTAGTGGCTTAACTAATAATGGTATTAACATTACTAATTCTTCTACACTCATACCACTAAGTTCATTACTCTTTATCGTATTTATTGTATTTATAATACCCTCAAAATTATTCATTATTTCTATCTCTTTTTCATGTTCATTTTGTTCCTTTTGAATATTTTCAGCCTGTTCTCTCTCCCTCTCATTCATTATTTCCTTAACTATTTCTTCTATATATGGATCAATAAATGCATCAGTTAAACGATCATTTACCCGAGAAGTATCTTTACGTATGTTCTGTATGAGTTTATCTATATCTTTATTTTTTTCTTTTATTTCAATCATTTGATTATTTCTATCAAATATTTTTTTTTCATTTTCATTTTGTTCCATTAGTATATTTTCATTTTGTTCTCTCTCTTTCTCATCCATTTTTTTCTTAACTATTTGTTCTAAATATGGTTTAATTAATTTATAAGTTAAACGATCATTCACTTGATGTATATCATTGCGTAATTTTTCTTTGAGTTCATCTATATTTTTTTTACGTGCTATTTTAGTTAATAAATATCTCTCAATATTATTAAATTTATTAACTAAAATTTTTTTTTGATTAGAGGGTAAAACATCTAACATTTTTTCTTTTATTTCAATTATTGGGTCAATATTATTAAATTCAGGTTGATTTGGTATTATATTAATAGGTAATGTTTTATAAAACCTTATGTCTTTTTTAATGTTTGCAATTTGTTCTTTATTGTGTATTTGATTGGTATATTTTTCTCTATGTTCTAAATATTTTGTTAGATTATTATATGTTTTAGTAGGATCGCCATCTTCATCAGTTATATCTAAATGATCAGTTATTTCAAATAATTGATCATTATTTAATGTTTCATACAACTTAGTTAATAATTTGTCTTCTAAATTACCTATTTGTAAATATCCTCTTGATCTTACTGCTTCTTTAATACGATCATCTATTGTTTCTATTTTTTCAATTTTCTGAATATTTTCAATGGGATTTTTTATATTCAACATGAGTTTGTAAAATAAAGTATTAGTGCTTGATTGCATTACTTGATTTGAATCTTTACCTATATAATTTATACGTCTCTCAAAATACTTTAGTAAGTTATTATAATTTTCAGTTTCATTACGTCCTTCAATACCTAAATGTCCTGTTGTTTTTATTATTAAATTTTTATCTTTTAATTTAATAATTCCATCTAAATATTTAAATTCATCACTATCTTCATTTAAATTACCACTTTCATCTACAGCATCTTGTATTTTTTCATCTATTGTAAGTTTTTTAATATTATTAGATTTTTCTAATTTTGTTTCTTCCCTTTTTAAAACAGGCTCTTGTATATTTTTTGGTGTCACAATTGGTCGTTCTTCTGTAAAATTAGTTGGTTTTAAATTAATATTTGTTGGTGTTACTATTGGTCGTTTTGTAGTAAAATCAGTTGGTTTTAATTTAATATTATTTAAAATATTTTGATCCATTCTAAATTGTCCTTCATTATTTATTATTTTTTTTTTTTTTGATTCATCATTACGATGTTGATGTACATAATCTATAAACTTATTAGTTTCTTTTTTCCCAAACATTTTATATAATACATCTATTAAACTATGTGCATCCTTATCTGCTTCAGCATTTTCTATATCATTAATTTCTTCATCATTTAAAATATTTAATAATCGTTTTAAATCTTGAAAATGTGTCATAATTTTATCACTTGGTTCATATTCATATTCATTTTCTTCATAATCTTTATGTTCTTCAGCCCCATCATTATATTCATATTCATATTCTGGTACTTTATAAGTGCTTTTTTTTACATATTTGTTAAACTCATTAGCTTTATCCCTTCCAAATTTTTTAACTAATATTTTATTAATTTTATGTATCTCATTTTTTACTTCATTATACTCTTCCTTAGTAATTCTTTTATCATTAATAACATGAAATAAATATTTTAATTGTTCATAATATTGTAACATTTCATTATCAGGTTCATAATCATCATCGACACCGTTATTTTCTACATCTAACCTATTCTGTGTTTTCACTAATCTATACAACGAACGAATATCGTTTTCATCAAATTCTTCAGATAAATGATCCAAAAATTTCTTAAGATAATCTTGCATATCCTTCTCTTCTGGATTGTTTATAGCATCAATTAATGCATTTTTTAGCGCATCATAATATTTATATAATTCATCTGGAATATTAGAAATATTTCTTGGTATTTCTATCTCATATCCATTATTATGATTTTGAGGTAAAAAGTTTGATTCTTGTGTTTTATTTTGATTAGGGGTAACGTTATTTGATGAGAGTTGTGTTGTTTCTCCGATTGCTTGCGGTTGATTAAGGACACTTTGATCACTAATGTTTTCATTAACTACACCTTTATATAAATTATCAATTAGATTTATAATTTTTTGAATTCCTAAAAAAGCAACATAAACATTATTTGTAATATCAGTCCTTTTTATTATATTTACTATATTTATTGAATCTGTTTTTTTAACAAGATACTCAAATGTCGTTTGTAATTTACCTGTATTACTATATATTTTTTCAATCTTATCGTTAGAAATTATTGATTTAATTGGTTGTAATCTCTCAATATCCGCCTCAAGTTCTTCACAAAGTGTATTAATAGTTGATAATGATTTTTGAAAATTACTAATACTGTTTTCTTGTAAATAACTTGGACATAATGATACTTCTCTTTCAAGAGATTTAATACCAATGTCAATTTTATCAGCAAGTTTTAATGCTTTATCTATTACTCCCGGGGCATTTGGGTTTCTATACGAATCTATATTATTTCTTTTTTCACTATTAAAAAGTCTTACATTTGCTTGATATGTTTCATCTAAAGGTACATAATGTAAAATAGAACCAATAAAGCCCTTCGATTTAACAGGTCTTCGATTATCTTTAAAAATTTGCATTATATATTACTATTATATATAATAATTCATATCCAATAATTCATTAGATACTGTTGTCTTTATCAAAATATATCTTTTATTACTTTTACATCAATTTGTATTTTTTTATATATGCACTTGCTTGTCCTAATGATAGTTTATGTTCTTTCATTAACTTTTTAATTAATAATCCTCTCGGATTTTGTTGTTTTGATTTTCTAAAATCTTTATCCTTGTATAATTTATCATACCCCAATTCTTGAGTTTGTGTTGAATGAATCGGAAACTGTTTATAGTGAATTTCTGCCCTTTTTTCAAATGGATCCTTTTTATATAATGTATTTAATTTCATTGTCCCCACTACATTAGCTCTATTATTTCTTATTTCTTCATCTGTTAATGCTCCACCACTTGCTCCTCCTCCTTTTTTTGGTCTTCCTCTTCTTCCTCCACTTGATCCTCCCCCCTTTGCTCTTGAAATTGCAACATCTTTTAATCCACTTAGTAATTCATGTTTTACTTCTGGATCACTCAATACATCCTTAGCAACATTACCAATTGTAGATGCCCCTTGTTTAATTCCACTCCAAACATCATCGAAAAATCCACCTCCACTTGCGCCTCCACCACTTGCACCACTCCCTTTCACTCTCGAAATTGCTATATCTTTTAAACCATTTAATATAAAATGTTTAACTTCTGGATCGCTTAAAACTTCCTTTCCAACATGACCTAATGCACTCGCACCTTGTTTAATACCATGCCATACATCATCAAAAAATCCACAACCATATAATTCATCACACATTTTATTTCGTAAAATATGATCTTCATAAGTTTTTGTTTTAGAACCACCACTTAACCCTCCTCCTCTTGTTAAAGCACCAATACCTAAATCTATTAAATCCTTTCTTGTTTGTGGGTCATTCCATGTGTCTTTAGCATTTTGATTAATGAAACTTGCTGTATCCTTTACACCTGACCAAATATCATCCCATGCATTACCTCCACTCATACCAGCCCCTTGTACTGAATATGGTGTTTGTCTTGCATATAAATATTTGTCATATTGTGGTAATACAAAATCTCTCGGTCTTGCACCACCAATTAATCTACCGTCATAATTTGGATCCACATATCTCATTCCTTTTAAAAATCCTGTACTATTATATTTTTTATACATATTTGGATCTGAAAATACAACTCCACCTGTCATTTCATTCGTATCATTATTTGTCCTCATATACGGCCCATGTGAAAATCTCCCCCCTATCCTTTTTTGATTATCATATACATCATATCCATTATACATTTTACTTGAGTAATTATTCCATGTTCTATTTGGTATAATTTCGGGTTTGTCAGGCCCCATGTGTACGGGGTAAAGACTAAATGTAGATGGTACAATACCCCTATCAACATCTTGACCTTCATAATTTTCTTCTCCAACAATATTTGAATCCCTTGACCCACCATGTAATCTATTAATTGGGTTTTCTAAAGGTGGTTTTTGTCTTGTAATTGGTAGTGATAAAATTAATGGTTGAACGTCATTAGGCACATAATAACCATTTTCCTTTTCTTTATATAATTTTTTCAAATTATTTTTAGTTGAAATATTTTGTGGGTAATCATATGTTAAGTTGTATTCTCTCATAATATATATAGTATATTATGAAAATAAAAAAATTATATCTTTTTCGAAATAAGTACATGGTATTATTAAATTATCCTACATAAAATCTCTAACATTTTTCTTACCAAAACCTGAATTACCTATAGCACTTAAAGCTGGGGCCAAATTTCTAATTCTATGTGATGCTTCACGAATGTGATGTAATACTGGTTTAATCATATGATGATGCTTTTTAAGTGCCCCTAATAATGAATTATGTAATGAACCTCCAATCATTCGTGAATACATTGCCTGACTATATGGTTCAACACTTTTATCTTCTTTTGCGTTAATAGTCATCTCCTTTGTTAAAATACCTGTTGCAATTTGACTTGATCCCTCTTCTGTAATAAACAATCCTGAGTTTGCCGTTAATAATACAATTTCTGGTGATATTGATGTGCCTTGTGGGCCATTAGTATTTGTAACATTTAAAGTTGCATTAATCTGAAATTGCCCAATATTTGAGCTTGAAATATAATCAGGTAAACTCAAATTAAATGCAGGGGACAAAATTAAAATCGACCCAGTTGTATAAATTGTTCTACCTCCATATGGTTGATATGTAATACCATTAAATGTAGTGGAAATGTTATTATTTATTGATGCTTGACCTGAAAACTCTAACCAAGATTGTGTAGATCCATTCTTTTTTGACATTCTCCACAGATCCTTGGCTGTTGCACTTGCAAGGAGCCCGGACGTGTTGTTCAGGTTAATACTTATTTGATTTATTGTAAAGAAAGATGCTGAATTTTGTGGTGTTTGGGTTGTCATTGGAATTCTTACGTAAAAAATAAAATAATCTGGTAATTGATTTAGTTGAATACTTTGAGTTGTAATTGATGAACTTGCACCTAATGCAATAGATGGTGAAGAAGTCGCAAGACTGACATATCTTGGATAATCGATATATGGTGTAACACACCTTGTTTTAATCATATCACTCGGTTGAGTACTTAAAAATCTCAATAACATTTTTGTATTTGTAAATGGTTGTGGAGCATTACTAAGACCTAGAGAAATGGATGTCCAAGTATTAGATGTACTCCAAAAACGCTTACATGAACTATCAATATTAAATGTGAAACTTACTGTATTAACTCCAACTAAACCCCCACAATTACATGTTGGATTACCAAAAATAAAAGGTGATAATCCAATTAATGGTTCAGTAACGTTAACTTTTATTGGAATAGCCCAAGTCTCTGCTGTAATATATACATGATTAGCTTCTTGTGTTGATGTTAGACTATAAGAAACTAATGATTTGTCACTTAGTGAAGTTCCATCACTAAAAGAAACATTATGAAAATTAATATTGGTTGGATTTAATGAAATTGGGTATGAACCTCTAGGTACTTGATCAATGTCATATGATGCATTTAAATATGAACCCATTGGGTTATTATTGCTACCAACCGCATCAGTATAATATGCATATGCTTGATCCGGTAATGATGCTGTCATACCATTGTATTGGTATAACTCTCTACTATCTGTCATTCTAAGTAAAACATCTATAACATCCTGAGTATTCACTGATGTTGATACGTTATTAATCGTTGATTGTGATACATTAAATAATTTATTTAATGGAAATGCTTGTAACGAATCTGTATAGCCATAATTAAATACTGGAATATTTGCGGGAATACTACCGTAACTAAATGTATAGGATCCTACTACTGGTACAACTGTTATTTTATTTGTAATATTAGCTGTAAAATTAATATCTGTTGATAACAAAAAATGTCTATCAACAACGATACTCGTTGATGGTAATTGGATTTGAAATACAATAGATGATGCTGATGTACTATTTGCATTATATTGTTGATAAGTTACATTAGATCCACCACTCATAACTGCATAATCTAAACTATCGGTAATATCTGCAATTGTAGGATCTTTAATTAATACAGTTGAAAATAATTCTGTTTGTGATTCTGACATAGTATATTATAATATAAGATATTATATTTTCAAAAAACTTATTGTATCAATAAAATTATCTTATATTATTTACTATCTTGTATTAAATATCGTTTTTTCCTGAAATATATTTTTAAGGTACATGATCCTCCACTTTGTAAATAAACTGGATAAAATGTACCTAATCTATCCTTCCAATATACCTGAACATCTATCTGATTTAATGGTGATGAACCACTTAAACTAATAAATCTATACTGTGCCGTAGGATTATATAATATATTTGGTATATATTGATCTCCTTGTAACGTAATGTCAGTAATTTGATTAATAAAATTAGCATTAGTCCCATTTGTGGATGGTGTATTTTGAACTATTGAACCATTGTTAAATAATAATGGGGCTGTTAACTGTGTTGATATTATTGGTAATAATGATGATGTAAAACATATCGATGTTATTGGTGTCATTAATGGAGAAGTTGAATATTCTTGGAACAACACATCACATACAGTACCAGTCGGTGATGTTATAGGCAATGTTATAGTATTTACAGTTCCAAAACTCCCAATCACAATCTGATAATTTTTACCATTTATCGCTAAATCACCTCTATTCAAAAATACAAAACTATTGAATAAATAATATAATGGTGTATTAAAAAATACTTTAATTACATTATATTGTAAAGGTACCGATGGATTACTACCTGTTGTATTGTAATATTGTGTTTGAAAATATAACACTGCCTTACCTGTATCTACATCCCAATTAATTGTTGGTGGAATTGCACCATTTGTTACTAAATAATTACCTGTTTGTGTATTCAAATCATTAAAACATTTTTGAAATGCATTATAAATAATATATATGAATGATTGATAATTATAATAAAAATAATATTGAGAAGGGGTTTGTAATCCATTTGACGTTTGAGATGGTGGTACTGGAGCGGGGATTTGTGTGTTTTGTGGTACAAATTCAATAAAAGTCTGTTGTTCATAATATGGTGTTGATGAATTAAGTTGAAAACTCATAGTAATAGAATAAATTGTTAAATTAGGATCAGATTGATTTGGTTGAATTACTGGTATAAAAACTGGTAATGTCGATGTATCCGCTTGAAATCTAATAATTGACATTTCATATTTTTCTGGATGTCGTAAAAATGGTGACTGTCTTGCTTCATTAAATGTGATTGCTGGAGGTGAAGTGGTATATGATCCAACATTTGTAATTAAAATATCAAGATATATATTATCTGGATCTTCTTGTTGTAAATTTGTTCGATAGTCTAAATATTTATTTGTTATTTCTTGCTGTCTCGACGTCATATATAGATATTATAACAAAATAAATTAATTTTATATATTATAACAAGTATGTTGAATTTTGAACGTAAAGGTATTGCCTTATCATTAATAAAAGTTGATGATGATTTTGATAACAAAAAAAACCAATTAATATATTTTTCTAATGATGAAGATGATGATACTATACGTCATCCATATACAGAGATTAATATTGATAAAAAAAATGAAAAGTTATATTATATACCTAATGTTAAAACTGAAAGGACAATTGTTTACGTTGCTGGAAAATCTGGATCAGGTAAATCGTACTGGTCTAAAGATTATATTAATACATATCATATTTTGTATCCTAAGAATCCTGTATATGTATTTAGTTATTTAAAAGATGACCCTACGCTTGATGTAATGAAATTTATCAAGAGAATAAAAATACATGATCCTGATTTTATAGATTCAGAATTTGAAATAGATGATTTTAAAGATTCACTTACTCTGTTTGACGATTGCGATTGCATTAAAGACAAAAAATTACGTAAAAAAATAGATGATATTTTAACAAAAATATTACAAGTCGGTAGGCATTGTAATGTTAGTTGTTTATATCTATCTCATACAATATGTGGTGGACACGAGACAAAATTACAACTCAATGAATCACATGCTATAGTTTTCTTTCCAAATGGTGTAGGACAACGTACAATGAAATACTTATTAGAAAATTACTTAGGGTTTTCTAAAAATCAAATTAAAAAAGTAAAGACACTTAAAACAAGGTCTGTATGTATCGTGAAATCATGTCCTACTGTTGTTATTTCAGACAAAAAAATATACGTTGTTGATAATGACGAAGAATAACAATTTAAATTAACCATAATAAAATAGTCAAAATAATGTTAGATTTTTTAAAAGTATAATATATTTTTAAAAAATTCAATATATTCATTAGTTTTAAAACCTCATTCTCTGTTATTAATCTATCACCTTTAATAATAAAAAATTTTATATTTTTAATCGGCATTATAAAATATGTTTATAATTTATAAATTTTCTATAGACTATATATTATATAATGTCTGTTATCAGATTGCATATTTTAGCAATACCACACACTATTACTAATCAAAATTTTACACATTGTGCTTTTACCAACAAGGTTTATCATTTTTGTGATATGATGACAAAACAAGGTTATCAAGTTTACCATTATGGTATTGAATCATCCAATACAAAAGCT